CCTGGGAAGGAATGTCCGGATATCGATATCTTGACATTCAAATCAAGGCACAAAGCGGAACGAATGTGGCTGGCACATTCGAGATCACAGACTTTCACGGAAACACCAAGACGTGGAACATCACAGCTGCGACCACGTCATATGCTGTCGTGACCATCGACCTGTGCAGTCCGGATTCGTGGTCTGTGTCTGCGCTTCCACTCACCGATGGGAAGGATAATCCTTACCCGCGCAAGAATACCGCCAGCGCGTCCTACGCTGGCTCAGAGAGCGTCGATTCGGCTTACTGGGGTGTTACGTCATGCCAGCGCCTTCGCATCGCCACGGGGGCGATTGACCTCGGCACCACGACGCTGAAGCAGGACACGACGAACGGCTTCACAAACAGTCACTATGTTCCGAGTGGTCTGGGTTACGAGCACGAACGCATCACTCCGGCCATCGTCGCCGAAGCAGGCACGACAACGTACTATTATTCTCGCCGCTTCTGGCAACAGAAGAACGATGGTCGCGACGAAGAAGAGTCGGACTACTGGTGGCAGAAGACTGTCGGCGGTGCGACAGGTGTCACAACATACAGTGTCACGCCGCTCTCGATCAGCGACCTCGCTGGACAGGTCAATGCATCCGATGACAGCATTGTTCGACATCCCGGCTGGACTGCTACGAACAGTGTGGCGTACCCGGGCAGTGGTACCTGTAGCGTGTCACAGCCGCCACTGAGGAACTGTTTCTTGAATGGTGGCACAGGAATCTCTACATGGCTGTATGGCGGTGGAATCCTCGCAACACCGAACGCGACATCCGGAACTGACTTCGCCTATGGCTTCGAGATTGCTGCCGGATCAGTGACAGCACAGACATTGTTCGACTCCATCAATGGCGATTTTATTCCTGACCTGTTTGATCCGTTCGATGTCAATGGCGGAACGGACAGTGCGCTGTACCTGCCATTCGGCGCCATCCTTCGCGGTCCAGCGCACGGCATAGTTTTCGACAATGCTGGAGACCCGGCGACTACTGGAACCGTGACGCTTCAACTCTCAAGCGACAGTTCGTCCAGGGGAACAGATTCGACGTTCGATGCGATTGGAAACTATCAGACAGGCTCACCATTCGGACTTGGCAAAGCGAATCATTCCATCGTCATTGGAGCATCGAGTGTCGGTGTCAATCCGATGTACTCCGCGAAGCGTCAGCGAGCTGTATTTCGCGAGGAAACTCTCGCCGGAAACTGTACCGCTGCGGACGTCTCACCAGCACAGCAGGCGACATATGGTGTTGTCACTGCATCTGGCGGTGTGAAACTGTACCACTCGCGAGCACACAACGGAACAAACTGGGACGAGGTCACGACACCGATCACGAACGCGGAATGTCTCAGCCTGGCGTATCAGAAGCACAGTGGTGCAATGACCTTGATTATCATCGTGGATACGACTAGCGGTGAGGTGAAACGGTACACAACCGACGACGAAGGGAACACAGTCAGCGTGGCAACAACAATCGGTACCGGGGCACACGGAACAGTCTGTGTTTCCCCGAATGGAATGGAATACATCTTTTTCCGCACCAGCTCGTCAAACATTCAGCGAGTGAAGCGTGACCCGATGGGTAACGTCATCACAGCTGCGTCAAACGTCGTGACGGGTAATGTGTCGGATGACGAGATCGCGTGCTACTGGCGGCTCGGAGTCGTGTATCTGATCTATACGCACACGACGAATGGAATCACCATTGTGTCATCGAGCGACGACGCTGAAACATTCTCCTGATTCCAACATGTAAGGATTTCTTACAAGTTGCTCAAAAGGAAACGCCTCCAGGAAGGGGTCGCTGGAGGCGTAAGGATTAGGTTTAGAACCCGGTTGGACGTTAGGAGTATACATCATGGACGAGCGTCGAATAGCACTGTTATCGACTGATCTGGCCGTCGCGAACATCGGAGTCCAGGAAGTCGGAGAGAATCGCGGAAAAGCAGTCGAGGCATATCAGGCATCCTGCAAACCGCCTGTACCGGCTGGCTCTCCATGGTGCGCTGCACACGTCCGATTTCGCCATAAGCAAGCAGCGACACAGCTCGGTATCACATACGACGAGACTTTTCCTCGTTCTGCATATTGTCCAGACTGGTCGAGATGGTTCAAGAACAACGGCCTGTGGTTGCCTGTCCAGCACATCCGCGATGGTACGACCACGAAGCGTCCACGGCGTGGAGACCTCGCTCTCTTCTACTTTCCGGCACTCGCACGCATCGCTCACATCGGCATCGTGACACGCGTCGAGGAATGGGGCGTGTATACGGTCGAGGGTAACACATCGCCGGAACCGAGCGATGAACTTTCAGTCGAGCGTGATGGTGATGGTCTGTATGCCAAGAAGCGCGACTGGAGAGAGTTTGGTAAGTTTGGCGGCTTCGGCTTCGTGAACTTCTGATTCTGACAAACCAAAAGACCACCCGAACTCATAGGCTTCGTCCTGCGTGCAGGGGCTATGCGACCCGGTGGTCTTCTGTTTGGCTAGTTGTTTGTTTATTTGGTTACCACTGTGGGAGGCAGTGGCAAAACATCTATACCTCTAACGCCAGACATGCACCACTTTTTCTGTGTGCGCTGGATTCTCCTCGATGCGATAGGAAACGATGCCATCGAGCGCAGGATGAATCATCAAGATTGCACCATCCTGGTGAAGACGCTCCAGAATCTCATGCTCGCTGGCTTTTTGAAGCCACAGGAGTCCTTCAGGCTTCTCCGGTACGCGTTCGATCTCTTTATCTACTGCTGGTTTTCGTGCCATGTAAACCACCTCCACACCAGTATGGTGCTATGACAATGCTTCCATCGTTATCGGCAGATGTTCAAGCATGATGTTTTGTATTGACTGCGCGATGTCGCGATGCTCGACCTGTGTGTCTGCACCGGTTCGCAGCTGCACGTAGTGAATCCACGACCTGATGGTCCCTGACATGTACATCGTAGTCGGAGTGCAAAGTGGCAGGACCATTCGAGCAGTCTCCGCAGCGATACCTTGCGCCATCAGATCGCGATAGACATCGGTCGCGAACTCGATGGCAGAACCGACCAAATACAGCGCGTCCTGCTGTTCTTTGGTCAGTTCTTCCACCTTCGGTAATGGGAGGCTGGATTGCCGATTGTGAGCGCCAGCAAGGCGCATCTCCGGAACCTCGATGTCCTTCTCGACTGTCGCGTATCGTTGGGAAAACTCTTGGAACGAGAATGAACGATGTCGCAGAATCTGAGCTGCGATTGCACGCGTGGTCTTTATCTCGACACACATCGAAGCCATCTCGAAGATGCTCCAGTGTCCGTGACCGACGCAGTATCTGAGCAATCGAGTGACATCCGGATTGTCCTGGTTCGATGGATTCGAGACTCGAGCACAATACCCGATGACCTTCTCCGCGTCTGGAGTTATCCATACAAGTTTGGTCATGGCACGATTATCCATTTCGTATCGTCTTCGTTTCTCATTAGTGGGCTAAGAACCCAATCATCGGCACATACATCGTTCAGAATAAAATCAAAATTGACACTTTTATTTTCTTCGATGAAAAGCACAGATCGTCTTTCACTTTTATCTGGGAAAAAAACATGATCGTCAGTAAAACGAATGATGTCATGTTTTGCCCAATGAGGTCTCCGCACCCAACGTCCACGTTTCATGGCTTCAATAGCCTCAGCCCATGTCATCGTTTCACCTTCTGTTTTTGTTTCTCAGCTTCTGCTCTCATATTGTAGTCACTCATAAGTGAGAGAGACTTCGCCAGGAACAGTCGCGTATAACGTCCAAACAACGGCCATGATTTCTGAATCTCGTTCCAAGCAACATCATTCCATTGATGCAGCGGAATCCTGTCCTTCATGTCATGACAAGCGGAACAGCACGGAACAATGTCCGTGCCGCCGTTTCGTTCAGGTATTGGCATGTGATCGCCAGCATTCTTCGCAGAGTGACAGAACATCGCTCCGCAGTAGAAGCATTCAGATGTCATGCCATCAAACCTTTCCATAAGTAATACAAGGTTGTTGAATGCAACATTTGGTCGAATCCGATAATGCACCAAAAGCGATGAAGGTCACCAGCTTTATAAGCTTGTGTGCTCGCCCTACTTGTGAAATAGTCAGTTACGAAGTGCAGAACGACATTTATGATTATGAATGCAATATGTCGGTCAATCGAGGCAGTTTTCCAGTTGTCCCACAAAACACTGAAAACGGTAATGTCTAGAGTTGATGTAAGTGCAAACACGCTGGCATAAATGCCAACGTGCTTGAGCAACGAAATGTTATTGCTTGACTTTGTTGTTGCAATCTCGCGAGACTGATAAACAAAGTCAGCCAAGAAATGTGTAAATAACACAGTGTGGAATGTCATGCGTTCGGCTCCTCTTCGCCCAGGACGAAGTGTGAGCCGTTGTGGTATCCCGGAATGGGCTTCGGTGTAGGCGCTAGTTTGCGAACAGTGTTCTGAGCTGGTGGTCCCGGCTTCAGCTGCTGACGTGGTTGTGGCTGTTGTCCTATCGCGCCATTGCCATCGTCATCCTCGTCAGATGCCAGGCTAAGAAGTGCGCTCAAACTGTAGCGTCGACCATACGACAGTGCGCTGCCAAAGCCGTGCGATGTCTGTTGCATGACAGGAACCTGCACGACTCCAGCGATCCACTCGCCTGAGCTGTGGATGATACGACTCTCGACAGTGATGCTGGTCGAATGCTCACCATCGATGGTGTCGAGCACCGACTGAACGACGAACAGACCATGCTTCGCCATCACAGGTCGTACGACCTCCATGATGGCATCGAGCGACGTGTACTTACTGCGAAACGCAGGATTCGTGGAATCCTTCACGATTGGCTTGATTTCCGCCTGTGCCTTCACAAGCGCCGGCGCGATTGCACCGATTGTCTCCGACATTGTCATTGTCCTAATCCTCCCAAATACAATCCTGCCCTACTTAAGGCATTTCTAAACGCACTCGTCCAGTTGACGTTCCGCCTATCGATGATGGCTCCTGCCTGTGAATAAGACCGCCAAATAGACACATCATTGACTACGTGTTTTATTGCTTGTGCAATTGCTGGCCATTCGTCCTGGCGTGTTTCGTATGCATGGCGAAGGCAGTCAAGCACATGTGCAAGTGCTTCGTATTTCGTGGTGCGAATCGAGCGTGCCCATGCGATCTGTTTCTCGCTCCCAGTCAGCACGACAGGCATCGGCTCGAGCATCTTCTCGATGAGGTACCACTCATGCTCCATCGCTCGTTTGCTCTGACATGCGCCGCAGATGTCAAGCGTCGATGCCATCATTGACATTTTGTAACGCAGGTCAGCCTGCGAATATCCGACCATGATGAAGTCAGTGTGTCCACACTTCCACTTCAGGTCGATTCGTTCCTGATTCATTGTCCTAATCCTTTTCGATGTGGTGTCCAACCACACAAATATCCTAGCACGGGTTGACACATTATGTCAACGTGTGGAATATTGAGGTCATGATTTACGGACATACACAAGTGGAAATCGCCGAGAAGCTCGGCATCCACAAATCAGCCGTCTGTCGGATGCTCTCCGGCGGTCATGCTGTACGACAGTCGACCATCAAGCGCATCGCTGATGCTATCGGTCGAACCGAGTACGAAGTCGCTCAGTGGATCCTGTGCAAACGCATGGGACAAACACTCCCCGAATAACAACAATAAAGGAATAGGTAACTCAATGGACATCAAACTTTCATGCATCGAATGCAATCGCCCGAACGCGGTGCCTTATGGTCGTGATCATCGCATCTGTGAGATCTGCTCACAGCGTCAGCTCAAGCGTGAGCGCCGCCAGCGCACACAGCGACGCATCCAGACACTCGGAGGATTCGTCCTGGTCGTGATGTTTACGTGGATGGCGTGTGCTATGGCTCACAGCTGGGACACTCCGAACAGTGCAGACCACCGCGCACATCAGGCGATGTCAGCCCGTGACTAAGCGCATCGACACATGGAGCCAGTATCGGTCAAGTAGACTGGCAAGCGGTCAAGATCTCCTCCTTCCACAGGAGGAGTTTTTTCTAGGTCGCATGGTGCACACAGGAACCGAACGAGATATCAAGCGTGCGACCGATGAGCTGATGAAGCACAACGTCCGACTAATATCCATCATCGCGAAGCGCTTCAAGGGTCGTGGCTGCACTCACGAAGACATGATGTCGGATGGAATGCTCGGACTACATCATGCCATCCAGCGCTACGACCCGAACAAGGGATATCGTTTCTCGACATATGCCACGAACTGGATTCGCCAGGCAATCGGTCGCGGAGTCGAGAATCGTGGTCGTGAGATCCGACTGCCATCGCACGTCATCGCGAAGATTACGCACATCCGAATCTCGCGCCAGGCGTACATTCTGAAGCACGGTGAATCGCCATCGATGCCGGAACTGCTCGAATGGATACAGTCGCGCATCGATGAGTTTCCGAAGTATCTTCGCCATCAGCTCAAGACGCTTGATGTTCAGTATCTGTCCGACATCATCTCGATGGAACGTGTCGACATCAAGTCGCTCGATGAACCGAACATTTACGGTCAATCATTCTCCGATTACGTGGCTACAGGAACGCCTGCGCCTGGTGATGCTCTGGACCGAGATGCACTGTACGTGCAGCTGTACAAACTGATGGATCACCTAACGGACAGTGAGATGGCGTGCATCCGCCTTCGCTTCGGATTCGACGAACTGGTCGAAGGACGCTCGCTCGAGGACGTCGGTCTGCTGGTCGGTTATTCTCGCGAACGCATCAGGCAGATTCAGTCGAGAGCGCTCGACAAACTTCGTCACTTACCGGAGGCAGGAGTGCTTCTCGAGACTTTGGAAGGTATTGACCTATGACAGAATCAGAACATCAAATCGCGTACTTCAACTGGTGCCGCGTAATGGGCGGAAGACATCCACGCCTTGACACAATATTCGCCATTCCAAACGGTGGATATCGAAGCAAAGCGACTGCGGGTCGGCTGAAGTCGGAAGGACTGAAGTCTGGCGTCTGGGACATCTTTATACCAGTCCAGATGGGACAGCACTGCGGAATGTGGATCGAGATGAAGGCAGGGAAAAACAAACTCACGCCAGGACAAATCGCCTTCCGTGAGTCTGTTGGTGATGCTTACCTGTGGGCAGTTGCTTATGGCTGGGAGGAAGCAGTCGATGCGACCTGTCGCTATCTAGGCATCAGTAGCGGAATGAGCTGACAGATGCTCATTGATTTCATCAGCCATCTCGATGCTGTGGAGTTCACAGACTAGGTACCAGATGGCTTTTTGTAGGTCATCGGACTTTTCTTCGCCGAGTTTTGAACCAGCGCGGAGAAGGTATTTGAGAGCATTGCCACGCTTGAAGTCAAGACCATAGGCGTCAATGATCTCGATTGGCTGAATCGGTTGTTTGCGGTAATGTGTCGGAACCTGCTTGGACATGCAGGGATTGTAAGGGGTAAAAATGAATCGTGTAT